TTGAGGTTGTTGAAGAGACACCACAATCAAAGCTCGACAAGGTCAACGAGATTTTGGTCCCTAAAACCGAACCTCAGCCTGTCCCCACACCTTCGCCTGAGCCATTGCCTTTAGTGGAGCGTGATGACTTCTTCGACTAATGGACAATTCACAGTTCCTAGACGTTGCACAGTTAGCCGAGCGTTGGGGCATGCACCCTCAAACGCTTGCTAGATGGAGACGTAAAGACGAGGGGCCAAAATTCGTCAAGGCTCAACACCCTGTTCGCATCCTCTATCCCATTCTTGAGGTAGAGGAATACGAAACCGCAAACCCTTTTCTGAAGAAGTAATTCATGGAATTCAAGTTCAACTCCAATATCTTCAAGAACAGCCCTGAAGATCAACAACGCTTGTATGGGGACAAATATGATCCCAACAAGAACTATCCAGTTTTTACTGGCACCGCCAGTATTCCTAAGTCACAGCTTCCAGCCTTGGTTGAGTATTTGCACTGGGCATTGCGCACCGAACTGAAGACTGATTCTTATCTGGAGGATGTTGTCATCCCGGTCAAGATTTCTGGCTGGCAGAAAGAATCAAAGAGTGGCAAGAAATTCTTGAGCCTTGCTTACTCGGCTGATTACAAAACGATGATGGCTGCTCGCGATGCGAAAGAGGCCGCAGAACTTGCAGATTCTCAAGAAATTGCGCAGCACCAGCAGTCCTTAGACAATGCTGCGGCTAGCCTTGCGCAAGGCACTGCCGGCACTGTGGTGAAGCCTGACCAAGAGGACATCTTCTGATGGACATCCCGAACTCTCCGGTTGAGTTTATGCAACGCTGCATGATGGAGCAGTTGGACGCTTTTCCGGAGGGTTCAACTATTCAAATGCCCGTTACTGTCTTGCGCGAGTTTTACTCGCATTACAAAGACTGCCTCGACATCATCAAAGATCAACAGGAGGTTATCAATGCCTTTATCGAGAACAGCTGAACGCGTCGGCATCAAAATGCTGCGTTGGGGGACTAAGCGCCCTGTCTTCCTGATGGAACCACCCAGCTGGACTGTTCGATACCTGGAGCCACTCGCGCCTGCGCCGTTGCCAAGCGAGCTATCGCCTGTCGGCAAAGCGGGCGTGTGGATCATCCGCAAGGCCAATCCACTGGCCTACATTAATGCGAATGGTGGTGCTATAAAGGTGGTCCTGCCTTAAAATTACGACTTACACCTTTTATCGATGCGACAAGTTTTTTACGACAGCCGGACTCTTGGTAAGGCCGTTTATCTTGCGGACTTGCAAGAACTGGGCAGGAATGATCTGAATATTTTAGAGTCTGAACTGGACACAGCGATTGAAAACATGCGGGCAAAGATGCATGAAGAAAGAGACACTGACGAGTTAGATTGGTTGCACAAACTTAGCGTTAAGCTCAAGATTTGCGAGCAATTTATTGTTAGAGTTAGGCAAGTAAAAGAAAATCACCTGTCGAAAGTTGAGGCTTATCATTTGTCCTATTTTCGCCAAGCCGTGTCTGCGGTGATTGGCCCTTTACAAGCTGATCAGCTGTATGAAAAGGCAAAGCAAGACGCATTTCGTCAACTAAACAAGGAAGCAAGCTCTTGAACAAGTTCCAATGGGATGACAACCATCCCCAGGCTCAGTACGGCGATGGCATCAGCCATCCAAGGAAAGGCGCCAAGACTCGCCTGTACAGGCTGCTTGTGCGTAACTCGCAGATGGCTGCAATGAAGGTTGAGCTGAAAGCCGAAACACAGCGTCACGCGATTCGCTATGGCAAGGCGCGTTGGCCTGGGGCTGTCATTGAAGTGGTCAAGTGACTACTTCTTGCCTCCTTTCTTGCTGCCGCCTTTTTTGGTGCCCTTCTTTTTGTCGTCGTAGTGGTAAGGCATGACCAAGCGTGTATCGCGTCTTGACCTTAGCGCTGATCTGTCGCTTGAGGATGCCCTTGACCTTCTATATCGAGGCAAGGCAAACGCAGTGAAGCTGGCCACTGCTGCTGGGGTGTCTAAAACCGAGCTGCAGCGGGTCTTTGCCGACTACGTCTCGTCAAGAGGTCTGGAACCTAACGCTTGGCAAAAAGATGATGAGCTTTCCTGGCCCTACATCACCTAGGCCATCAGAATTGGTTGCGGACTAGGGCCGACTCACGCATCCGCACCCCTCGCACCTGATCCGCTGCAGGTCACTTGTCCTTCGCCCGTTTCAGGGTGAAGAGTTTCAATCATAGTCATGCGTCAACCAAATTCAGTTGGAGTTCACCTTGTGACATTCGGGATTATGCCCTTGTTCAAGCCTTGGTTTTTTGATGGATCAATTGTCTACTGGGGCGATCCATGCCAAACGCATAGCGCAGCACTTGAAGCGGCTGAGATACTAAGGGCTACATGCCAATAACTTGTGGCATCTTTGCGCTATCACGCCGGACGAATGGTCCTTAGCGAGGACGGCGATGGATGGCGCGTCAAGATAAAAACCAAGACCGGGAAAGTCTCTTGCAAGCTTTCTGCTGTTGAGCTAGAGCAAGCTGTTTTAGAGGCCGAGCAACTATATGCAGATGCAAGGGCTATTAGCAGATCTCAGCCGCGTTGTATGGACTGCATACACTGGGAGATAGTAAAAGCTAGCTGCAATGTTGGCTGTCCTGAAGGGAGGATGACAGGTGGAACTTTCGCAAAAGATTGCGCATACTTCTGGCAGCGTCCCGACTGATGCCATGGACTATGGCGATGGGTTTTACATCACACAGGGTGTTGAACCTATCGGCGAACCTCGATACTGCAGTTGCGGCCCTGACGGTCAAAAACAATTTTCAAATGACCTTTGGCAGGCTGATATTTACATCCAACACATGAAAAATGCCAAAGCCAACACTTAAGCGGGTTAGCAAGAGCGGCAACTGGGTTTGGGAAGTTGAGTATTCCGGGATGGCCAGGCATTTTGCTGATCATCGCGACTGGTCGGCAAGGCAGTTTTTTGAGCGTGTTGGCGCTGCCTATGCGGTAGAAGCCTCTTCCCAGGCATCACGCTCTGCGATGTGACCTACTGCTTGCTTGAGCAGCTTTGCTTGATGCCAGTTGGTGCGAACAAGAGAGACGCACAAGGATTTCAGCGCGTCCTCATCGCTGCAGCTCTGAACATCGCGAACGCTTTGCTCTAGGACAAGCTCTTCCTCAAGGGTTTGGTGGACAACCATCCAGTCGGCCCAGCCCATAGCCTTGAAGAATCTTCTCAATTCATGCCACAGACGGCATGACTGTCAAGTGATTGTTGTAGTGGCCTGTCTCTGCGTAGCTATGCATTGGCACGTTTGACATTGCGTGGAAGACCATCTGCCCGATTTTCAGGCCGGGGTACAGAGGAAGTGCATGATGCAGCCGTTCATTCTTCAGCTCGAGCGTCAGCTTGCTTCCGTGCCAGCCTGGATCGCACCAGCCAGCAAGCAGGTGATTAAGACCAGATCGTGCACGGCTTGACTTGAGTACAAATTGACAGCTGATGTCGTCGGGCAGGTTAAACAGCTCAAGTGTCTCAGCCAAGCAAAACTCGCCGGACTGAAGCATGAACGGGTCATCTTCTGTTTTGTCCGCGATGTTGATACGCACTAAGTCAGGGCTGTAAATGCTCTCAACCATCAAATAATCACCCAGCCGCAAGTCCAGGCTGGCTGGATTCAGCAGCTCTTCATCGAATGGGACGACCATTTGGCTCTTCCGACACCGAGCCGAGATCTCCCAATCACACAGAACTGCCACGCTTCAAGATCAAAGCCTGACTTTAGTCGCTTACAAGGATTATCCAACCTGTGCCTGGACCTTCAGCTTGCCAACGCTGGTAAAACGCAGCTTGTCTCACTCGAACGTTACGCCCCAGATGCGGATTGCTGTGCCCACCCTTTTCCATCTCTGGATAACCGCGAGGATCTTGAATGATCCATTCAGGATCATTGCTGTTCTTGCCCGCATACCCGCTTATCACAACCCAATGCCCGCAACCCAAGCCGTTGCACATAGGTGGCTCGCCGCGCAGCATGTTGCCTGCACTCAAGTATCCGGCAAGAACAGGCCTTCCCGCCTCAAGCTCTCGCTCCACTATGTCAGCATCGCCATCTTTGCGGAATTCAGCTTTCAATCCAAGTGCACCTAGAGCTAAGAGCTGCGCGTCAACTGAAGTCGTATCGCCGAACTGAGCGCGGATCTCGTTGTATTCATCATCTGTTTTGACCTTCTTGTAATACGCTGCCACCATCGCAGCTGCTGAGCTAAAGCACTCGCGGTATCCCGTTCCAGTTTTGTTGTCGAGTTGTCTGAAGTAAGGCATATAGATCTCTTGGTCGTAGCCACTTGCCTTCCAAGCGGCAAACCAGTCTGAGTCTTCCTCCAATAAGCTCTTTGGCACTGACTCCTCAAGTTGTTTAATTGCAGCCAACTGGTGGGGCGTACCACGGAAAAACTGGAAAAACGGCAGTAGGGCAAGACCCATGGCCAGCAATAGCAAGGTCAGTTGGATGATGCCGGACACTGCTTACTTTTCAATCCTTGTGTCAGGCAACAGCAAATCCTTTAGGTGCTTGACCGCAAGATCATCTAAATCATTGTCGGTGCGAGTCACGATCCGCTCCAGCATCGCAATGATCAGCTCTTTGAACGCCCTGGAGCGCCACATCGTCATAATCAGCGGTTTAAGAACTAGAAGCATTGGATTGACCTAGTTACCCTGTAACGGTAGCTCTGTTGCGTCATGGCCACCAATCCTGAGGAGCAGCACGAAAAAGAAGGTATCTGCGTTGCTGATGTTGTCAAATGCGCTGTTCTCACCTGGAGCGCCACACTCTTGACCGTTTCATACCTTGGGATCTATCCCCAGATGAAGATGGACAATACTTTCGTGGCTTCGCTCCTGACTGGCGCAATGGCCTCTTTCGGCATCGAACGCAAGGCCAATGGCAATGGAAATAAGAAGCCAGCTATCGTGGACAACAAAGATTCCAAGGCTGGCATCAAATGAAGCGTCTTGCTATTGCACTGGGGCTTTCATTGCTTGCAGCGCCTGCTGCTAAAGCCGATCTACAACACAAGATAATTTCGTCAGTCTCCCTTCAGGTTGGGGGCGCAGTAACCACCGCAACTCGCCAGGGGAGTTCGTTCAGTATTTCAGGCTCAAATATAGACACCACCGACGGCACAACGGTAAACACTGTTTCAGCCGGAACCATCACCAGTGGCATCTATTCACCTGGCACAATCGCAGCAACCCAAGACACCCCCGGCGAAGCATTCTCCTTCAGTCAGAGCTACACGCAGGCCGATGCCGTTCCAACATCTGCAGTGACCACTGGCAACGCCGCTAACTTCGGCAGCATTGTGTCAACAGCAGGAGGAACTGCAGGGGACTTGGCTGGCGTCATTAACGCAGACCACACTATGACCGTGACTGCAGGGGGCGCGAATACTCTGGCGATAGGACAGCTCACCAGCGAACTCCTAATCAAATAATGTGGTTCGGACTTTGGATCACTTGGGGCGTGCTCTGCGTTATTGCGCTGTCAGCTCCAGAAGCTAAATCGATCCCAGTGGTCCCATCGTTCAGTCAAGGACAGTTGAGGTCATCGACAACGACAAAGACCAAAGTCAACGAGGTGATCAACTCCTATCGGTATCGAACTGGTTACGAGTACTCAGTGACTGGGACGAATGTTGCCCCTGATGGTCCCATCGCTCCAATGAGTCTGGTCACAACAACCAACAGCCTTGATGGTGTTGCCAGTGTGTGGCGTGGACTTGACCCAGCATCAAAGCCATCGTGGAAGATCGTTAATGAAGCAGCCACTTTCAGCTTTTCTGAAACGCTGCAGGGACCAGGGCTGATAGAGCACACAATCATCACTCGCGAAACAGATATAGAGTCGCTCAATGAAACGTTGAGCACGTTTACGGAATGAAGCGAGTCATAGCAGCGCTTTTGCTGTTTTCCGCTCCAGTGCAAGCTCAGGTATCAAGCACTGCAGCTCCAGTAGCAAATAGTTCCGGAAGT